TGGAGAGTTTTTTGAAGACGGCGGCGTTAACCAACAGACATCTGATGTACTAGCTGGAAAGCTTACTTACACTAAACCATGGGAAGACGACGAGTTAGTGCAGGCTCAAAATGAGAGCGAGAAGCAACCGTCTGCAACGGGCGATACAATGACAGCGGGAGAAATACAAGACACTTCCGAAAACTCACGAAGAACATTAGTTCAGCAGTTAGATGCCGGCTCATCGGCGTCTAAACAATTAAGTCCGAATGTGGTATTTGAGGCTTATATCCTGGCTCTTATTGAAGTATATTCCGACAATTATTTCGAATTATTAGAAGAATTAAATAAATTTCCCGGTGCCCAAATGGTGGCTGCAGTAATTGCCACTCTGGATTGCCCACTTCCTCCCGCCTTTAATCCGAGTTTCTTAGATTTTGTAAAAGACGCGGATCTTCCCTTTTGCGAAAATCCGTTCGATCTGACGATGCCGGCTCTTCAAAACCCTTTCGGTTTCATTCCAAAAATAAAAGATTTGACAGGATTTTTGTTTGAGGCTGCCAAGTTTGCTATTCAGCAAGCAGTGGTGGCATTGTTAATGAAGTTAATGGTTAAAATTTGCGAATCCATAGGGACAGCCTTGTGCGACGCCATCGGAAGCGCAGGGGGAATTGCGACTTCTGCTGTGGACTTGGCTACTGGACGTGAAAATTTGGGCAATATTATTAGAGATTCGATTTGCGGGGACGACATCGATCAAGAACAGATTGATAACACAATTGTGGATATGTTTGCAACTTTAGGAGTTGGAGGCGCCGCCCTAGCTGACACAGAGCAAGTCATGAGTTTCGCAGAGGATATTTCTGCGTCAGTCACCATGGAAGAATTAAGTAATGCCTTTTTGGGCAATCCCTCTTCTGAGTTCCTTACCATTGTGACTTCTCTTGTGGAGTACGAATATCCCGATTTTCAAGCAGGCCTCCCCAACCCAGAGAGTATCGGTAGCTTATTTGGGAACATGGGAAACCTAATGCCCGCCGATTTTCGTTCTCAACTTCAAGATATGGCAGATGGCCTTGTGGATGATCCGATGGTGCCAGCGAATCCTTCTCTGTGTGCCACACCACAGCAATTAGAGGATTTTTGTGAATTAAGATCTCAGATTTTAGAGGGCCGTGCCACCCCCGAACAAATTGAAAAACTTTGTGATAATAGTCAATCATTAGAAGATTTGCAAGATTTAAGCGACGTGCTGCAGAATGGGGTTTCTGCATATTTGGCCGATAATTTGCCTCCGTTGTTTTCTGAGCCAGGATGTGAAGACGGTATTCTTCCTTACGAAAGCGAAGAAGGTGTTGCAGTCGCCACGGCTGCCTTAAATGGAATGTTGGAACAACTAAAAGTAGATTATGCGTATGATATGTTAGGAAACGGCCCGGGCGACGGAAGATGGGGGCTTGTTAACATGATTTTATCCGATACTATGGGAAACCCGCTGACCGCCCATATGCGCAAGGCAGCTAATAATCCCTTTTATGTAGACTTTTATACGCAAGGAGGCACCGACCTCGATGCGGAACTCGATGGTCTCGGTGGGATTTTTGGCTCTTTGGCTTCCTCAACGCCTCCTACATTTTTACAAAGAGGCGCCTTTCCTTATAAAATTGCTGAGTGGTTACAAGAATATTTAAGCGACAACGTCACACCTACGTTTGTATCGAACAACGAGTTGCAAGATACCAAGAAATATTCAAAATCATTTAAAGACGCAGGTATCACAACATTTGGAGGAGATATCAATTTATTGAAAATGCCAGATTTAGGATATAATGTAGCAGTGTCAGCTAGCATGGAGGCCGACGAATTAATGTACATAGAACATGCTAGAAAAGCTACTCCCGATCTAACTTTAAGTTTTTATGATAATTGTAAGGGGCTGTGGGATGAAGAAGAATTAGGATCAATGTATTCTTACGGGTTTGATCTCGAATTTTACTTATCCGATTTGGAAGATACTCCCGTGTCGGGCCCAACAACGCCGGAAGTAGTTCATAATGTGCCCACCGACAACGTAAGAATAAAAATAATTGATAAGTACAACGTGAGTGCAAACACTTACACTGCTCTTGCTGCAACGGTACCTGGGATGTTAAAGTTTTGGCAGCCTGTTTTATATAAAGCCTTGATGATGACATTAAAGCCTGATAATACTGATATTCATTCTTTGCCGTGTCGTAAATTTGAATTTAGGGCGAGCGATCCGACATTAGATGATGTAGATTTAACTAATTATCCTAAATTTTTAGCCACTTTTGAATCCAAACAAGACTATCTTCCACAACTTGTACTGTTAAGCGAGATGACCGAAGAGGCGGGACAGCCTGTCGGGATAACAAGGATTAAAAGTAGTCACGACGCTATTATGTCGTCTATTAATCAAACTTTTGTAGATTTAGTAGCAACCAATTCGGGATCTTTTTTATATGGCGCGGTTTATGATGATTTGTCGGTGGATGATGTACAATATGTAATTGAAGAGGCAATCGGATCATATCCCGCCGGCTCTCCTTACTATGAAGTAGAGTTTGAAGACGATGAAGGGAACTTACGCAACATCAAAAATGATGACCAAATCATGGGCGTTAGTAAGATGCAGTTCGTGTCAGGATCCGATGCTAATAGGGTGTATTATTTAGACCCTAACACTTTCGGCGGTTCTTATATGAACCCTCCGCTATATATCAAGCCCCTACAAAATGAGGGATGGCTAGGTTTGGTAGACGTAATGTTCCCGGAATTAAGCCCTTGCAAGCCTTATAGAACAGATTTGATCGATTTTCAAGATATAGAACAAAAAACTGAAGATTCGTACCCTACTATTCCGGAAGATGAACGTTTAAAGTCGGATCCAGATTGTGTGGTAGAGGTGCCGTATGCCAGAATTCTTGAAAGAACGGGTGCCGCTGGCTTAGAAAGCATTATTACTGCAGCTATACGAATTTATGTTAGCGTATATTTCATTAAATCAGTGTCTACCTTTACTATGTTTTATCCAAAATTCCCAGAGGTATTTAGTTCCATATATGCGGCCTATATTATAGAAGAAATGGAAGCATCTTATAAGGATGCTCAAAAGGGATTCTGGGAACTTTTCAACCCCTTTAAGGACACAGAGTTCTGGTATGCATTTTTAGAACAATCGGTACAATTATATTCCCGCCGCGTGGATAGCGGAGAAATTAGCGATCCGCCGGCGCCCGTTGTGGACGCGTTAATTCGACTTAATGATATGCAGGAGACATATCTTTATCCTTATAAAGATGACTTGAAGGCTGCCCGCAAAGTAGGAGATGCAGGACGCCTTGAAACTTTGAAAAACTATAGAAAAAGCAAAAATTTAGAAGCAGTCCAGGCCACTGAAGAAGATGCCAAGGTAGTCTTGAAAGAACTGGTGATGGAACAATTAAATTATATGGGAGAAAAATTTGTGGAAAACCTTAAAATGATAGGGATGGCACCACGCATTTATGATCTTTCTTATTATTTGTTGCAATATTTGTCTCAAGGGGGAGAAGATTTAACCCTAGATGAAGAAATTAAAGAAGAATATGTGGATCTCCCCACGGACGAAGAAGAAAACCTTTACACTAACGGTAATGAATTTGTGTTATCGGACAGCGGAGAATATAGCGGTTATTACCATATTGAACACGACGGCGATGGGAACCCCATTTACATTACAGGAGCGGAGGGCGGAGAAGATGCGGAGGGTGAAATTTTAACTCCCTTTGCTAACAAAGTTACAGTAACTATCGGAGATATTGCAGAATTAGGTAGTTTTGGCGTTGATACGGCTGACGCCACGAAGCCCTTTGTGATTGAAAAATATATTTATGTGGAAGGATTTGGTAACCTATCGCCAACGGCAGCTGTTGAGAGAATAAAAGGCAACAGCGATGGGCTTAATATTTCCGAGGTGTATCCGGGGACCTTAGAACTATTATCGGACGCTAACGGTCAAATAGTCGGACTTACAGGAGAATTGGGCGTACGCCATGGATTGAAGTTCTCTGTTATTTTGGACGGAACGCAAGTAGAGATAGCCACCGTAGAGGTAGACGCTCTAGATGTAGGGTGCCATTCAGTAGATCCGCTTGAAGGATCCAGTAAATTATTATTGTGCCTTATTAATATGTTGAAAGAGGATGAAAAATTTAAACTTACAACACAGTATATTTTTCCCCTTAAGAAGGTTGTGTCAACAATGGCCATTTATAATGGATTGGCTTTTATGCCGTCAATCGGAGAAAAAGCAGTTAATGATAATCAAACCGTAGGACCCTATTATTTTGGAGATGCCGACGAAGCACCCAGCTTAAAGGAGATGCTAAATGCAGAGAAAAATACCATATATACGAAACCGGGAGTAGCTTTGACTTTTAATGAAGAAGGAGAAGCAGGAATTTATCCGCCCGACACAGAGGGTCCTTTGAGTGAGACTGATAATAGCTCCTTTACTGATAGTGAAGGAACTGAGTATGCCTTGAGTCGCCCGGACGGAGGTGGCTGGGCAAGTAAGCTAGATCGAGACCCGGGCATCTTTGGAGGTTTATTCGTTAAGGAATGGGACCAATGGGACCAAACGTTATTACGCAGCTCTAAAAGTCGTATTAAAAAGATTTTCAAGAGTTATTATAATGCGCGAGATTTCGAACCGGGCCAGAAAGATGACTCAGATTCTCCCGGCACAATTATTACAGCCGAATTTAAAGAAAGATTCAAATCCCGCCCGGGCCAAAATCTCTTACCATGGTGGAAACGCCGCATGTTAAGAACTAATCCATTTAATGCAAGCGGAGAATTGTGCGAAAAGAAAGATTAGAGAATAATTATATAGAGGTAAAGATATGAGTTCATTAGGGGTAGCGCTTCCATTAGTTATTGATGATGCGGACGGTTTTAGGATGATTAGAGATGTTAGAAGTCTCGCGAAACAAAATTTAAAAATGTTAGTTATGACTAATCCTGGCGAACGAGTAATGGATCCTAACTTTGGAGTGGGAATAAAAACTTATTTATTTGAAAATTTTGGTCAAGAAGTAATGAGTAGAATAGACACCAAGATAAGAGAGCAAGTAGGAATTTATATGCCGGCTATTCAATTACGTAACATAGCCTTCGCAGAGACAGATCCCGATAGTAATTATTTAAGTATTGCAATTATGTACTCTATTCCCGGGATTGGAACAACAGATTTATTAGAAATAACTACTTAAAAAGTGAGGGTTTTTGATGGCCGACGAACAAAAAAAGATAGTACCAATAGATTATACACATCGAGAATATTCTACTATTCGTCAAGATTTAATGGAGCTAGCTGAGCGATTATATCCGGACACGTTTAAAGACTGGAGCGAGGCTTCCTTTGGTTCTCTAATGGTGGACGCGGTAGCATATGTGGGAGACCAACTTTCATTTTACCTAGATTATAATGTGAATGAGTCTTTTTTAGACACAGCTTATCAATATAATAATGTAATACGCCATGGCCGAATTTTAGGATATAAATATCAAGGGCGCCCATCCACTTATGGAACAGTGGCTCTTTATGTCTTAGTGCCCGCCTCTACTACTGCTTTGGGTCCTGACACCAATTATGTGCCTATAGCGAAGCGAGGGTGTCGGTTCACTTCTCAAACTGGTTTAAATTTTATTTTAACCGAAAATGTGGATTTTTCTGATCCTTCCAACCCGGTGGTTGTTGCAACTGTAGACAGCGCCACCGGCGCCCCTACATATTATGCAATTAAAGCTTATGGAACAGTGGTTTCCGGAGATTTTGGAATACAAAAGATTAAAATCGGAGCATATGAGAAATTTCTTAAAGTTCGCCTCTCGTCTAATAATATCGCAGAAGTTATTTCCGTGGTTGATAGCCAAGGAAATGAATATTATGAAGTAGATTATATGGCATCGGATATGATTTTAAAAGAAATCAGCAATACCAATTACAAAAATGATAATGTTCCTTCTATTTTAAAACCGATGTTGGTGTCACGTAAATTTGTTGTAGAGAGGGATGCTGTTAATACTTATTTGCAATTTGGGAGTGGAAAATCGGGCGAGACCAATGTGGTAGCGGATCCTCAATCCGTCGCAGTAAACACTTTTGGAAAGCAATATGTTACCGATACGACGTTCGATCCCACACGTCTAACACGTAATCAAAATTTTGGGATAGTTCCGTCGAACACGACGTTGACTGTGAGATACCGAACCACGAATCCTGGGAATTCTAATATAGCGACCAACGCCCTCAACAAAGTGACAAAGGCGACATTGAATTTCACCAATCCCACTATTCTATCAACGAGTACTATGGAAACGGTGACTAACTCTTTAGAAGTAACCAACGAAGATCCGATTGTGGGGGACGTTACAACTCCCACATCCTCAGAAGTCAAAAGAAAAATTTACGATACTTTTCCCACTCAAAACCGCGCAGTAACCAAAGCAGATTACGAAAACATCTCTTACCGGATGCCGCCGCGCCTAGGTTCGATTAAGAGATGCTCGGCACAGCAAGATCCGAATTCTCAAAAACGCAATTTAAATCTCTATGTTCTTTCAGAGAATTCTCAAAATCAACTCACAGCCACTAATTCTACAATTAAAAATAATTTAAAAACATGGCTTAATCAGTATAGAATGATTAATGATACTGTGGACATTCTTGATCCTTATATTCTGAATTTAGGAATTGATTTTACGATTAAAGCGGCCACAGGCACAGATAAATATGTTTTATTAGAGAAAGCTGTGGCGGCATTAGGGGAAACATATGCGTCCGCGTTTTACATTGGCGAACCGTTTTATATTAGTGAGATTTATTCTGTCCTTCAAAAGGTACCAGGGATTTTGGATGTAATGACGGTACGTTTGTCAAGCAAGGTTGGAGGCAACTATAGCTCTGCCAACATTGATATTAATTCTAATTTATCCCCAGATGGCGGTTATCTTATTGTTCCGTCAAACGCTATCGTAGAAATCAAATTCCCCGCCTCCGATATCAGAGGCAAGGTGCTCTAATGGCCATAAAACGATATAAAGCAGACGCAGACAACACAATTGTTAATGCGTACGAATCTAATTTGCGCACCCGCGGAACAGGTTCTAACGCAGGCGTGGCCGACATAGTTGAAACGTTTTCGATTTATGGACGTGTAACGACAAGTTCTCAAGAATTATCTCGCATTTTAATGAAATTTCCCATTACGGATATTTCGACGGATAGGAATAATGGTGTTGTGCCGGCTAGCGGAAGTGTTAGTTTTTATTTGCGTTTGTTTAATGCATCTACCACCAAGACGGTCCCACGCGATTATACTTTAACTGTTGTGGCAGTATCGCAGTCATGGCAAGAAGGAGTGGGATTAGATTTAGATAATTATCAAGATTTGACTTTAGGCAATCAAGGATCCAATTGGATGAGCGCCTCTAACACCGCCTATTGGACGGATGTTAGCAATACGGTACTGGCGGGCGGCTCTTATATTACTGGAGGGGCTGTTGCTGGTGTAGTTAATACCGAAATCTTCACCTTTACTCAGTCGTTTACAACCGGGTTAGAAGACATGGAATTAGATGTAACGCCTCTGGTGGAGCAATGGGTTGCTGGAACCTACTCAAATTACGGTATGGGGATCCACCTCTCCGCAAGCTATGAGGCTTACGAGTCAGGGTCAGCCAATACAGTTACTAGTCGTATCCCGGGCCAATTAGCTTTAGATGGAGACGATAGCACTCAGAGTGTAATTTACAACCCCAGCGGCTCCACTACCTCTTATTATACCAAGCGTTTTTTCGCTCGGGGTACCGAATATTTCTTTAAGAAGCCAGTACTTGAAGCTCGGTGGGATTCAGCAAAGCGCGACAACCGCGGAGACTTCTTCCTTAGTAGTTCCCTGGCATCAGCGGACAAAAACCTCAACACCATATATTTTTACAATTACATCGATGGACAACTATCTGATATTCCTCAAGCCTATGCGGGAACTTTTGAAAAACGCATATATGTAAGTATTTATTCTGGTTCAACAGGAGGATTTTATAAAGGTGGCGACGGAGACGACGTGCCACCTTCAAACGTGCCGGTTTCTGGCTCAACCGGAAGCATACAACTCTTGTCTACTGACAATGTTGGCCACGTTCGCAGTGCCGCCCCCACAGTTATAACAGGAGGCATCGTTTCAACGGGAATTTATAGTGCCTCGTTTGCTTTCACCGGCGCGACAGGTCTTGAAACCATTTATGATGTGTGGTTTACCGGTAGTGACGCCACAACAAGTGCTAATGATGCCCTCATTCAATATTTTACGGGCTCGATTCCTTGTAACACTTTACGTGCCCAGAACAATGCCGGCCGCCCAACTTATTATATGAGCATCACCAATTTGAAAGGGAAGTATCGTGGAAACGAAATTGCACGATTCAATTTGTATGTGAGAGACAAGAATTGGGATCCGACAGTTTTTACGAAAGCGAATGTAAATGCCCCTACAACAAACATTATTAGCGCTTCTTATAAAGTATATCGTACGCTTGATGCATATTTAGCTGTCCCATATGGCACTGGAAGCGACAAGCATACTGCGATGTCGTACGATGTGTCGGGAAATTATTTTGACTTTGATATGAATTTATTGGAGCCCGGCTATTCATATGCTTTTAAATTTGCGTTTTATGATAATGCTGTGAGTTCTTGGGTGGAACAACCCGACACATTCAAATTCAGAGTAGAAGACT